AAGTTAGTCCCCTGGTCTCCTGGGAACGGTTGAATTACATTATCACCACCCAAACCAGGTTGTGGTCGTCCTTCACCTGTGGGTTGTTGTTCTTCTTCTTCAGCAGGTGCAACAGGTTGTAATCTAAATTGATTAAGATCAAAATCATCACCAGCAAGCGTGGCCCAATAATTCACTAAACCAAGTATATCAATTTGTTCTGAAGCAGCAGGAGATTGAATAAGCCGGTTAATAACATCCTTAATCAGATTAACAAGCGTAAGTCTGTCAAGTCCACGCAAACCTGTACCAATAACATACTCAATACCCAATTTTCTCAACTCAGAAGGATTAATTTCATTAACTGACCCGTCTGCATTAGTAAGCTCAACAGTTTCTTGATTTTGATAAATATTGGCAATCATTATAAAACGCATAGGAATCAAACCTTGAGAATTAATCGTTCTTGCAGTAAGTAGTGATGTACGATCACCACTTTGTACTACAGCCTGACTTTGAAATTCAGTTGCCCGATCTAAATCTGCAACTTGTTGCAAACGGTTTGATGGTAAGATATCTTGCATTATCTTTTTAATAACCTCAACATCCCTAAGTAATTTATCCGTCTGCACAGGAGAATCAGTAAAATTAGCCATCGCATCTTTAGGCCCCTTCTCTTTTGGTGCAGTTTGTTTCATTGGCGCACGAAATACTACATCATCTTTTGGTACATCAGCCATATCAAGTATCCTAGGATCGTAAACTGTAATCCCATACGTCTGTTTTCTAGAAGCTTTTTGGTGGATATTAAGTAAATAGGAAGCAAAAACCTGCATTGGACTTAATACCTCCGAAAAACTCTTTTGTTGGAAGAACTCCAAATTGTCAGCATTAGGCGATGCGCCAACAAATGGCAACATTGAATGTGCTGCAACTAATTCATCAGTTCTTGTAATAAATTCTGCATTTGCAATGGCAATCCTATAAAGAGTATATCTGTCAGCATCCCCTACAGCTTCCAAACCAAACTCTTTTGGCCTCAACCAAATATACAAATAAACCAATTCAACACCAGGAGACATATTAAGATCAGTGGCGGCACTTAAAATACTAACCCAATTCGTTGCCGTATCCTCATGATTTGGAAGCTCTGCCCTTATAGTAGGATGAGCTCTATAGAAGCGTTTTACCGCCGTGTTATTGTTTATATACCTATCAACATCATATAATTCATCAAATTCTGCCATACGTGCAACTCGATGTTGGGTTAACATCTCTATTTCTGCACAAAATTCACCTCTTTTATACAACTCAATAGGGGGTACACTTAAATCCCACAGGAAATTATACAAATCAACAGCAGTTAACTTATTACCTTTCCATACTACACCATGAGAAACTTCCGGTGAACCAGTATCACCTTCGCTAAATTTTACCCCATATTGATTTTCCCACTCAACACGCATTATACCCAAATTATATTTAAACGCATCCCATATGAATTTACTTAACTCGGGATAATAACCAAATCGTTGAGAGTTTTCATTAATCAAATCTACTAATGCATTGATAGCCGGCTGTTGCGTTGGTTTCCCCTGCCCCTCAAATATAGAGTTGTCAGGGGCAAACAATTCCATACAATAAGCTAAAGTATCACGAAGTTGTGCCCACACCAACGGTAATTTTGTCTCAACAGGAATTGACTTTTTACCTTTACGTCTGTCCTGCACCCGACGCTTATCATCGTCAGATAGGCGTGTAAATCCAGATATATCCTTATCAATCATGCTTAATTTATTAAACCAAGACTCACGTATACTGTCGGCAAAATCCAAACGCACAATAGCATGTTCCAATAACTTCTTATGGGCATCCTTATTATTCATAGGATGATTTCGTTTATACGGATTTTTCTTTTTAGCTTGTCTTGTAAGCTTAATCGGACCACCAAGCCTAGCTCCTGTGAAAATAGGCATGTCAAGCTCCCATTTGATATTCTGTTACTAACTCTTGGCCCTTACTTGCGGTGACTAATGGAGAACGTGTAGCAATTATATCCCAATATAAATCAAGCATTTGTGGCCCATATGAAGCCATGTCTAATGCGTCATCATCATTATCTTTTTTACCAGGATTGAATAAAAGTAATTGCTCAGTTAAGTACACATCACCTTCAGGGATAGTGTATTCTCCCGCTTTACATAGACCAGCGAATGACCTAGCACGTTCCGCTTTTTTGGTGTCTGCGAAAAGCGGAACAACCTCGATATTATCCAAACCACGAACGGTGAGGAGATATTCAAAGAAGTATTGAAGAACAGCTTGAAAGGCTGTATTCTCAATGCCAATAACATTGATTCCCCATTTATTGCAATACGCGATTGCAATTTCAAACATAAGTAACGGTTCTGATTTCCCAAGTTCATACTCCTGCACATGAGGAATACCATCAACCAATATATGAACCCCAATACAACTATTATCCGCATCTCTACGCTGTGAAATAGCTGGGTCTATTACAACAAATCCCCTTTCTACATCCGCAGGTGTAAACCCCCCGCGGTAAGTAACTTCTTCTGCTGTAATTAAACCCAAACCAGCAGGCACAGGCATGTTCTGCATCTCAGCAAACCATTGAGATAGCATACCACGCCTGGCGTATTCCTTAAAGTCTTTAATCAATTCATCTAAAGGCCACAAATCAGGCCAAAGTGTAGTACCATCGGATAGAAGTGCGCCGAGACGGATAGAATGCCAATCCTGATCCTCGACTAATTTTTTAATCAAACATGTATTGGATAATAGGTTACCAATGAAGATAATTTTATGCCCTTTTCTATCAAGTGCTTTTCTAAAGGGACCATAAAACCATACAATTAACTTATTTTGCAAAAATGGGGTAGCCGTGTTATCATTATCTTCCAAATCATCCACAACCGCAAGATCAGGACGCTGATTATCAACATTCAGCCCTCTAACCTGTTGCCCCGCGCCTTGAGCTTTCAGAATACAACGTTTTGGGACTATTTCAATCTCACCTTTTTCATTCTTTTTACGAATGTTAAGCATAAATATATAAAAACCATGACCTTCTGATTTCTTTTCAAACTCAACTTCACCAAATAATGTACGAAAATTATCAGACTCGATATAAGCAACGATATCACGACACGCGTTCTGCGCAATAGGGGCTGTATTTGAGGCATAAACACAAAAACGCACCTTAGTGAATAAGAAATGCCAAACAACTGAAAGTTTGGCCAAAGTGGTTTTAGCATGACCACGGGGAACGGCTAAAGATACTAAACTAATTGCTGTACTTGTAAGAAGTTTCCAACAATGATCGTGAAAATCAGGGACTTTAAATACTAATTCCTCAGGTATGAAAAAGTTTTCGAATACCTCAACACTACCAGTTTCTAAATGTTGTAATATATTCGTAGAGTCAATTTGGGCACTAGCTACTTCGGCTGATGCAGAAGCATAGTCCATTACTTTTTCTTCTTCGTTCTTGGACTTGATTTACCGGTCTTTAACTTCCGCATAACCTTCTTGGCTATCTTACTTCCTTTTTTATTTTTAGCCATCTTCGTTTTCCATTTCCTCATTGACCATTGCGGACAAAACTTCTTGGCTAAACGCCTCCTCCCTCGCAGGAATAAGCATTTTCTCCACTTGTGCAGGAGGAAGTATGTCAACAATCTTCTTTAGAGGTTCTTTTTCTTTCTCAATTCCTCCATCTTTTTCATGAGCGATATGTGGCGTGAACCTAGTAGGCTGATCACCACCATTCCCACTGCTATTATTACCATTTGCACCATTACTTGCACTCCTTGCGTCGATGAAATTCTGGCTAAAAGTCAGCTCCACCCGTCCACCGTTCATAGGCAGGATAGGTTTGTTAAAACTACTCGAACGCCTTACCGCCTTATTAGCCACAGCTGCAATCCGCAATGCCATTTCAGGATCATTAAACAAATTCAACGCCACCTTTAATTTCTTAATAGCCTTCAATTCCACTGCATCCCATGTATCATCCATCTCCTCATATTGCTTCAACTTCGCAAGCTGTGCCTGGCTTAAAACTTCTTTAAACTTTTCATCATCCTTTAATTGCGTAATCCTCCCCTCACTCACACCCATCACGTCCGCAATATCTTTCTGCGGCACATTATCACTCACCATTGCCGCAACCTTATGCAACATACGGTGAATCTTAGGCTCTAATAATTTCATTAATCAAATTCCTAACCCATAGTAATAATAACAAATTTAACAATAAGTATTGTTACCACCATAGCCGCCATTGTTATTGTAATAATTTTCATCAACCTAACACCAAGCTAACACAAATAACCTGTCCTCATATTTCAAATTACCACAAATCGCCTTGACTGTCAACCGAAAACACAATAAACCCTATAGAAACTTCATGAAATTTCCTCACCCATAAACGTATTCCCCTATCACGTCCTTATTGTATTATGTGTAGGTGGGTAGGAAATTTAGACTGGTAGATAGAGTCTCATATTTATACCGGGGGCGATCTGGTTAAAAAAGGGGGGACTCGATGCCCCCCTTCCCCTTTCAACCTTTGATTGTTTCAGGATCATCGCGCCGTTGCCACCCGCTGATAGATGCCAAATGCCGCATCCTGTCGGGCTTGCCAAAACTTCGCATCGCGGCTGGCCTGGCAATCCGTTGCCTCTTTCGCCGCCGAGACATTCTTGCCGCAAACCATGATGTAACTCCGCATCGCCGCCGTCATCACGTCGCGGTCATTTTCCGAAAGTGTCACGAGATTGCGCGCCATCATCCGTTCTCCGCCGCTGTGAGTTTCGCCAAAATCCACATTGCGCCCCAACCGATTGTGAACGCAACACCCCAGGTCCAGATCAGAACCATGATCGGCAACCATGCGACATACAACTCGCCGCCGTAACAATCGAGGCCAATCATGCCCGGCGACCTTGCAGGATGCACATTGCCGACATGCACGAGGCCAACAACCGCAATCGCACGATTGTCGGCAATTCGGAATTGTTCGCGCGTCCAAGATACCCTCGCGACATGTCGATCAGCATCTCGTTCGACCACTCTTTTAAATAATCCGGCATCGTTCGCACTCCATTTCGTTTCGACTTTGTATCTTAGACTGCGAAATCCTCGAATGTCAAACCTATTTCGTTCACAAAACCGTGAACATCATGCCCCTCGAAATCGCCTCCACACATTCACATTTCAATAACTATTCACATATTCAATTCAATAACTATTCAATTCAAGATATATTCAATTCAATATGTGTTCATATCTTCAATTCAATAACTATTCAATTCAATATGTGTTCATGTGTTCACTTGTTAAAATGTGAATATGAGGAATTAAAAAAATAAGAGTTGACACCGAAATGGCAACTCTTATTTGATTGGGCAAGAGATTGGTTTGATTGGTTATGGCGTTGTCTATTGCCCCTTTTCAGCCTGAAATTCGAGGACTAAGGACAACGCTTTTTGATGCAAGATGCGACAGGTTTCAGCGCCGGCCTGAAATTCAGGCGTCAACGGCTTGTCCCGCAGTATTCTAAGATTGCCGAATTGCCGTTCGGTTTTCTCAATCATGTTGAAAAGCATACGGATTTCATCATGATTGAGGTAGAGCGGTTTCGTTGTCATGATTGATACACCTTTCGGAAATTGCTCCAGTTGACGCTCAGGCACTCGACGCGCCCGTAGTCGAGCAATTTAACCTTGATATCGCGCTCGACGGTCGTGATCTCCATAGCGATCTCGCGCCGGTTGATATGGAGATTAGTATGCTTGGAAAACAGGTCAAGCATTTCCGCATTTTCGGTTGCCTCAGTTACGAATTTGTGTGCCATTGTTTCAACCTTTCAGGTTTGAAGCGATACGTTCATCTTCCGTGATTGTGTATTTGGCTTTCGCAAACTGATAACCAATTTTGAAAGCCTGGTTCAAGGCATGGAAAAAATCATGCCGGTCATAGCCTGGCGCGGTGATATTATGGAGTTTAGCAAGCGCGCCAAGTTTGGAAATATCAGCGGTGCCGTAGTGTTGTTCGCATTCCCATTGCCAATTCGGTTGTGTGACGGTTTCCATGAAAACCCCTTTCGATTTCAGATTGCTAAATGTATTAAATCAGAATGTAATTTCAGTGTCAAGCGTAAAGAGAAAAAAGGCGGGAGGTTTAATTCCCGCCAAGTTGTGCCTTATGAATTAGTCCAGTTTCAAATCAGCCAGGCCGGACAGGTCAATGTCCGAAACTTCGGCCGGCGCGGCTTCCTCGTCACGAGTTGACTGCCACCCGGTAATTAACTCGGTGTCGAGACCCTTCGCAGTCGCGGCCGACAGGATCAGGGTCAAAATGTTTTCCCATATTTCCTGAGTTAGGCTAGTGTACTGGCGCTTTGCAAATTCGGCCGAAGCGAGACAATGCCTCAGAATGACAGCATTAATATCCTTCATGCCCTGTTTGCGCAACACCTTGACAACATGCGGCGCCAACTTGGTGAAGGTTTTGAAACCCTCTTTTC